TGAAGTAGTAAATTGAAATAATGGATCCCTTCCTTTATAACCACCTGGATTAGTACCTCCAAAACTACCTTGTTTTTGCATTGCATCATTAAATATAGTTCTAGGTACCATAGGTGGAACAACAACATTAGGAGGTGGAGTACCTCCAAACGCTGGATCCCAAGTATACTCATTTACATATTTGTATATAACCCTATCATAATCGTATGCAGCAACCGTGGTATCTATACCTGTTGATTCTTGATACATTATACAAACTAAAGTATTTTCTATTATATTTGGATCAACATTACCTAAAGTTAAATTTTGATCTTGAACAAGTATAGTTTGACCATTACTTCTAGTAAATCGTTTTTTAACAGTGTAGTTATTTAATGTAGCAGAGTTATTTACATATGGAATTGGATTTAATAATTCATATTTAAAAGTAGCTTGTGTAGAAGGTGGGGATGATGGACTAGCTACAACTATATCAAAAACATAATTAGAAGGAGAAACTATATTTCCATTTGCATCTATCATCTGATCTATTTCACATTGTATAGAACTATCAGCAACTGAATTTCCAGAAGCATCAAGAGCTTGAAACTCATTAGATAAACTTGCGTTTATTGTGTCAGTTTCATTCCATGAAAAAGTTGTATTGCTACTACCTGCCATATCTGAAGGTGGTAATGTACCATCAACTAACGTGTTTAAATCAGATATCAATCCCGTAGAAGACGTTTCGTAATATATATCTAACAGTGATTTATTTGGTTTTGTTTCAAAAACCATTAACTCCTTAGCGAAAGAATATAAAATATCAGTAGTACCACCTGAGTTATCTTGAGTGTAATATCCTGCACTACCATTTAAATTTGCAGTATAACCTAATCTTTTATCTGTAGATATAGTAGCTATAAAAGGATTACCACTAGTTCCTAAAAATAAAGGATCTACATTTCCAGCAGGACCAGGATATGCATATTTTTGACTAGTAGGAAATGAACCACCAGGAAATGGATAAGCAGCTGCAGGTGTATATTCTATATTTTTTTGACTAACCCACTCACCAAATTCTCTCCATTGTTTTATTGCTTCTACATCTAACTTAACAACAGATCTATTTTGCCTAGAAGCTTCAGGATAACCATTGTTAGCACTAACACCGGAAAGTGGTGTGCCCCAGTTAGTATTTGGTAAATACAATCTATTATACAGCACAGTGTCACTTGAAAAAATTTCATCAGTGTCACCAACATCTCTTAAACTTCTAGTTACTTTATTTATGTTATCATTAAATAACGAAATATGAGCTTTATGTGATAGATTATCATATTTAATAGAAGCATCTGTTGTTTCACTAGCAGCAGCGTCTATTTCTACTTCCCAAGTAACATTACCACTTAATGCTCCAGGTACATAAACATTGTAATATTCTTGTTCTTCTTGTTTTACTACTACTCTATAAGAATACCATCCTAATGGATTTGTTTCACTCCATAGACCTATGTACTCACCTAGTTTATTTTGTGGTATTTTTTCGTTTAATATAATTTTTAAACTATTACCAGGCCAATCCATCGGACTTATTCCGCCGTCTGTAAAAGGTGTATATATTGTAGAATTTGAAACACCATTAACATCTGATTTTTCGTTAATTATCAAATTAGATGATCTACCAAATCTATCATAAAGTATAAAACCTACAGAATAAGTTCTTCCTTGTTTTACAGTATGATTATAATATTCTCTTCTTGTTTGTGGTAAAGTATTTCTAGCTGATCCAGAAAAGTTTTCTTTTTCAGACACTTCTACGTTATAGTCTAGATTATTTATTGTTTCAGAATTTTGTAGAAAATTACCATATACAACTCTATTACCTACTATCTCTTGTGTCAATGCTCTAATAGGTGTTATATCACTAGCTCTAGTTAATACTCTTTCTGGTAAAGTTTTTATAGGCTGCGTACAGTTGTAAGTGTATATTAACTCATTAGAAATAGCAGAAACAGTACCTATTACAGCTCCTGATCCAGGACCATAAGATCCAGATAATACAGCAGGTACTTGAAGTAATTGACCTACTTTGTAACCCTGCCCTCTTGATTCACCAGGATTATAACTTACTGAACTTAAAACCGCAGCAGCTGGTGGACCAGTAAATGTAAGTCTAAATATAGCCCCTGTACCTGTGGCTGATGGTACTTCAACATCAAAAGTACCTGGATTGTAACCAGTACCTCCAGCAAAACCAATTATATTTATATTTGTAAGAGGTGCTTTTGTAAAATCATCTTCATTTAGTTCAGCTACGACTTTTATACTATTTTCATCAGAAGCTTTATATAATATGTCTATTTGCTTTATTTTTAATTCTTCTTTTAAATCATTTAAAACGTAAGGCATTTTACAAACTAAATCCACATAGTTAATTTGATTTTCCATAAAATTAACTAAACCAGATTCTTTGGCTTCATCATCCTGTCCATATATAAAACTACCTAATTGTTTAGGAACAAAGGCATGTTGAGAAAAAGGCGCATATAAAGAGTATTCGTCATCTTCATATTTAAACCTATATGAAAACTTTACAAATTTTTCTTCCATAAACTCTCTACTACCAGAGCTAGAAGCAGTTGAGTCATAATCTGGATTTTTAGATGAAACTGCATACACATCACCATCTTGCCAAGTTGGTAATGCAGTTGAAAAAGGTTGTATTATTCTTACTCCAGAAGAATTTGCAACTTCCATTTCATTAGCACTTTGTATTTGATACACTAAATACTCTTCTTCACCTGCTCTTGTTAAGTTTTGTAGTTTAAACTCAGTGTTAGGTGGTAAAATAGTCCCAGTGTTATCTATATAGGTTGTTAAATCATCGTAACCTGTGTTTAAAGAACTTCTAAAAAATAAAGAGTTAGCTCCTAAAGGAGCTGTAGCTGGTGCTATGTCAGCGGGTCCAGTAAAGAAAGGAGGTAACCACTCGTCCCATGTGTTTTTAAGTGTAGATTTGTACTCTTGAGCAACGGGAGAAACATTATCATATCTAACAAACTCAGGTGAATAAACAGGAGAAAACTTAGCTACAGACACATGATCTTCACTAGTGTAATATGTTATAGGATTTTGTATAGCTGTGTTTATATTTATCTTTCTAGGTTGATTTCTATTATCTGTAAAAAATAAAAGATCTTCTAATAAGTTAGCTTGTATTCTATGTGTCTTGGAAAAATTTAAAAAATTACCTTGAACTAATATTTCACTTATTTGGCTAATAGCGTTATACCTAACTATATAGTGTTGTGAACCATTGCTATAATGAAGATCTTCTTGTCTAATAGTTATTTGCAAATCTGGAGCAATGGCACCAAATTGAGCAGCTGGAAAAGTTAAAACATCACCAACTTGAAAACCACTATTACCAGTTGCTGGTGAACTCATAACAACACTTGAGACTACGCCAGAACCATTTACTAATACGGTAAAACTACCTAAAGCAACAGGTGTATAAGTTGCTGAAGGATAAACACCAGGTGTTCCACCTGTTATGTTTTGAGTTATATTAAGCTGAATGTTCTGTTTTATACATGAAGACGTAGCGGGTCCTAAAGCAAATCTATCTAACTCGTTAGTAGATGTGTCTGAATAATTAGTTATAAATAAAAATATATCGTCTGATCTAGAGTCTACGCAATGGCCTATTACCTCTAAGCCTACACCATCAAGATTAAAATTTGTTAAATCTACATTACCAGGTATATTTTCAAGTGAACCAACATCATCACCTTCAGATGTACTAACTGATATGTTTACTCCTTCTCTATAAACACCTTTTGGTAACAATCTAGCGTCTAGGTCTTTGTCCATTTTGGACTTGACAAAAGTATTTTTAATTTCTGCCATGCTTAATGTTTAATCCATTTAGATTTGTTTCTCATTACTTGAGCAATTTCTTCTATCTTAACGTTGCTTAATCTTATTTTAGCATTTCTATACGCTGCTGATTTTTCTCTCTTATACCTATTTATTATATATTCTGGTATACCTTTTCTAGTAGACAAAACTGCGTGTATAATATACATATATATAGCTTCTTCAGCAAGCTTAGGTATTTTCATATCAGCATCATAAGCTAAACCGTCAGAAACATACTCTAATATAATTACTTTACCTACAAGATCACTAGTAAAAGAAAACTTACCTAATCTTTCATTAATCGTAAACTTACCGTTAGTCTGCGCTTCTTCTGGTTGTAACCCATATCTTTCGCCTAATAAACCTGGATAAGGAATCATGTCATTCCACTCATACTGCCAGTCAGTTGTTAACTTTTGATTAGCCCACCTATCATCTGTTATAGAGTTGTTAGCTTCTAAATTATTGCTAAAATAATCCTGCTCTGGTATACCATCGGCATCTTGAATAGGTAATTCTGTAGGATTACTTGTTACTCTAGTAGGATATATTATGTGCTTACCACCATTATCATCAACCCATGATACTTTAACGTAATTAACATAGTCTTGAGGTATTGGTACTGTCAAACTTGGTGGTATAGTTAACTCTTGTGATTTTAAAACTTTTAACAAGTCATAACTAAATTCTTGCAAACCTCTTTTGGCGTGAAATACAACATCAGTCTTGTTTACTCTTGGTATTATCTTTTCATAGCCTACATAACCAACCATAAAGTTGTTTATAACATCATCTAATGATATATATGAATAACTATTGTAATTTTGATTAATAGCGAATTGCTTTAACTCTACGTAAACCTGTGCGGCTGTATAAGTGCCCCGAAGAGTTATAATGTTATTAGCTGCATCTGATATATAAGATAAATCTTCATCTTGAGGATCACCATCTAAATATATAGTATAGTTTGAAGATGAATTTACTTGTACACCAAGTGAGTTAAAAGCACTAACAACATCTACATTAAAAGTACACTCAAACGTAGGATCAAGTGCTGCAGATAAAGCAGAAAAAGTCTGTTGACCAGAATAATATTGTGCGTTGTTTTCAGTTATTAATGACATCTTTTATTATTGTTTTTCGTTAACTTCTTCTTTTTGTATCTGATTCATTGCAGACTGTATTATAGCAGGATCTCTTATTACTAAACCAGCATATAGTAATACATTTAAAATTATTTCAGCTCTTTCTGAATTATGTAATTCAAAATCTATATAACCTTGTTGTGATCCAGAAAATAAACTAGCTTCTTGTAATTCAAGTATTAATTCACTTGGGCCACTACCACCAAACAATGAAGCATCAAATGTTATTCCATCTCCTACAGCATAACCACTTCCAGGCGTAACAACATTTATTGAAATTACTTGACCACCTAATATTTCTATGTCAAAAGCTGCTCCACTACCACTACCGCTAGTGCTTGATTGCGATATATTTGTATAACTTCCATCAACTACAGGTGTAGTGTCTGCAGGATCAAAATTTTCATCTATATATATTAAAGCATTACCAATATTTAATGAAGTAGCATCATATATGTAATCTGAAAATAAATACTGACCCAATGCTCCTACAGTATAACCCCATCTAATGTCTTCTGGTTTTTTAACATATTGCATTTTTATATCATCAGCAGACACAATAGTACTAGGATATACTATAGCTTTATTATCTTCATATAAATATACGGGACAAGATTTAGTTGGTTTTGTTAGCTTTGACTTAGCTATGTTGTAATACTCATTTCTAGTAACTCTTTGTAATTCCACTATATCAGAGCCAGCTTCATAAGTAATAGTATTTAATCTGTACAACTCACTTGGAACAGTGAAAGGATTTGTACCTGTTATTGTTTTTTCATCAGCTGGAGAAGCTTGAATGTTTTCAGTTTTAAATTCTGCAATTTTACCATCAGTATTGTATACTCTATTAGCATAGTCAAACTCGCTTTGTTGTATTCTTACTTGTTGATTTATATCCTCAAAATACCTTTCAAATATTTCACGCTGTACTTGACTACCTATTTTGTTAAATTCATCTGGTGTCATATATCCACGTTGCTCTTTGTTAAGTATCAACAAGACGGTTCTATATACTGTATCTACACTTACTGACATATTAATATTTTAAAAAAGGGGCTGGCAATCCCAACCCCTAATGATTATAATCACTTGTTATTTTAACTTTTTCTCGATAGACTTGTAAACTTCTACACCTTCATCAGTTTTAAACCAAGCAGCTAATGCTGAATATGGATTTTCATCAAAAGGCACATTCATTAATTTTCTACCATTGCTACCCCAAGAGAAAGTTCTTTGATCTTGAGCTAGTCTTATAATTCCATTTTCACAAGCAACGATTCCAAAATTCCTTAATTGAACATTTTCATCATTTGCTAGTTCAATAAAATAACCTGGATTTTTACTAGCAAAAAGCATTAAATCTCTTTTTATTTCTTTAGAACTCATTTTTGAAACTTCAGATCCAATCTCTACTCTCATTATTGCTTCTGCTTCATCAATCTCCATTTCTCTAGCTAAATTAAGAGCATCAATACTTAAATTAAGATCTTCTAGTTCATCAGTAGCTTCTTCTACAACATCGTATTCATAATATGTTTTTCCTTTTCTAGGATGATATAATGATAATAGTTTTTGTAATGCTTGTTGGCTTTTATCCACTATTAAAACACCTCTTGAAAATACAACATGACCTAATAAAGCTTTATCATCTTGCTCATCTATAAAACAAGATTTTTGGTTTGTTGCATATCTCAACTCTCTATTGTAACCTTTTTCTTCATCAAAATAAAGTAAAGGCACGTGTTTACTAGACCTACATTGTAATGTTAACCTAAGTGGTGTTCTATTACCAGTTAACAAATAAGTTCTATCTTTTATTTCCCAGCTTTTTTCAGCAACTGGAGCTTGTTTTGTTTTCATAATAATATATAATATAATAAATAAATAACTAGAGCGCCGAAGCGCCCTAGTTTAATTGTTATGTTACGATGTAAACAATACGAAATTGTTAGCACCTTGAGTACATAAACATCTTTCAGATAAGAAATGTACTTCCATAGCATCAAGATTAGAAGTGTATGCACCACCAACAGAACCAGTGATCCAAGACTTCATTCTTCTATCTTCAGTTTCAGAAGCTCTATATCTTACATGTAAGAATGGTCTTCTAATGTTTTGACCCATAATTTGATCATAAACAGTAGATGTACCAGCAGGTATTAAAACACCTTGTACTTGAGCTTGTGTACCTGGAGTGATAGTTGTTAAATCAATAATACCTCTAGTAGAAGCGTCATTTAAGTATTTCCAGTCAGTTTTGTAGAAATCATAAGAACCTCTTCTAAAACCTGAAAAACCTAAGTTTAACGCCATGTCAGAATCATTATCGAATAAACCAAAACCTGTACCACCAAGAGAAGCAGCACCAACTTCAGCTAACATATCATCAATGTCAAGAGCTAATTGTCTGTTAACAAATAACATGTTTTCTTCAACAGCACCTTCTTTGTCTAATTGCTTAAGGATAGCATCAAAATCAGCTAATGCTCCAGGACCTTGTCCAGCAGAAGCAAAACCTTCCATGATATTACCTCTATCTTTGATAGCTGCAAATAATCCTTCAGAACCAGTAATAGCAGCTCCAATTTTAGTAGAACCAGCGTCAAATTTAACTGCTTCAACACAAGACATTTCTAAGTAATCTTCAAAACGTAATCTTGTTTCAGACTCAGCTTTTAGGTACCATAAGTATCCAGAAGTTCCATCTTCAGTAGCAACTTCAACCCAACCGATTTGAGCAGCATCAGAACCGTTAACGGTGAACTGATCTCTCAAGATCATTGGCTTGTTGTTATACTGTTGGAATTGAGGAGTAATAGTAGAAATAGTAGGCTCAGATCCCTTACCGTACTCAGATCCAAATACAAATACTGTTACAGCGTCACCATCACCTAATGGAGATGCTACAAGATCAGCATAAGCATAAGGAGCAGCTTCTATTTCATAAACTGTAGTTGAAACCTCATTGATTCTTTCTACTCTACATACTACTTCTGCAGCAGCACCTTGAACTACGATTGTGTTACCAACTTTGATAGCCATGTTACCAGCATCAGCAGCATCTAAAGTAATGTCAATAGTGTCATTACCATAAGTACCAGCAACGTCGATAGCACAGTTTTCGTAACCAACGTGTAATCTATTTTGCTCAGACCAAATAACTTGATCAGAAGACATAGGCATTTCAGCGCCTACCATTCTCAAGAAACCACCTAATGTACGGTTTCCGTATCTTTCAACTTCAGCTTCATAAAGTTCAGGTAGATATTGCTTTGCAAAGTCAGAAAAATCTGCTCCACCATTATCTGTAAACTGAATGTAATTTGAATTTAACGCAGTACCTTTTACGGGATGTGGAACCAACCCAGGCGTTTGCGAATTTAATGTTCCAGTTGCCATTTTTTAAATTTTAAGTTATTTTTTATTTATTTTTAATTTTAACTTAGAACTATCAACTCCAGCAATTGCTTTAACTTTTAATCCATTTATAAACACATCACCTGTAGACGTAGTCCTAGGAGAGTTATCTATATTTTTAGATTTAGCCATCATATCTTTAATAGCATCGGCTTTACCTTGCTCATAAAAATGATTAGCCATAGCATCAGCATTTTCTGCAGTATAAATAGCTTTATGGTATTCGTTATAGTTTTTCAAATCACCGTTTTTGTCAAAGAACTTCTCTACAAAATTATTTAAATTTGATTGGCTATTAGCGACACTTTCTCTATTGTTTACATTATATCTAAAACGTTTTTCTCCAACATTAAATTCGAAACCTTCGAAATCATTGTTGAAAAACTTTTCAGTATTTTTAGTAAACTTACTGTGTCTTTCATTTGCTATTTTTTGCTCTTCGTTATATCTATTGAAAAAATCCATAGCTTTCTTCATTTCAGGATTGTCACCAGATGATTTCAACTTGATCTCATCGTAGTATTTACCCTTCATATCTTCAAGAAAGTTTTTGGCTTTTACAATTTCTTCTTTGTATGCTAATTTCTTTTTCTTTATATCTCTGTCTTGATCATAATTTTCATCATATGAAAATTTATCTTCTAATATAAAGTCTATTTCTTCAGCATCTAAATGCGGTTTTGTTTCAGTATAATACATTTTTAATAATTCTCCAGGGTCAACTTTTGAATAATCTGCATTTAACCTAACATAATCTTCTATTGTACCACCTGTGTCTTGCATAAAATTAACAAGCTTGTCTATATTATCAGGTAGTTTAGGAGTGTCAACTAAAGGTTCTATAGTTTTATCTTCTTCTTTATTTAATTCTACTATAGGCGATTCTACTTCTTCTTTCTTACTTTCTTCGGCAACGACTTCTTCTTTGTGTGGCTCTCCCACTTCTTGCAATCCCACTTTGGTTTCTTCCCTTGTTTCTTCGCTTTGCTCGCTAGACTGTAACACAACTTTCTCTGTTTCTGGCTCTTGAACGGCATCTTCTTTAGTTTTACTTAAGTCAACTTTTACAGTTTCCTCTGTTTTATTTAATTTTTTAGGTCTTCCAGGTTTTTTCTTAACCTTAAAAGATCCCTCAGTTTTCACTTGTTCTGACATAATATAATATAATAATTAATAATTTACTAAAGCATACCTTCTAACCCAACAGGCATACCACCAGCAGGTGGTTGAGGTTGTTCTTGACCTTGAGGTTGTTTTGTTTCAAAGTCGGTAGGCTCAGTATCATTTTTTCTTTGGTTTATCAACTCACTTTGTTGAGTAGCCTGTATTTTAGTTCTTTGATCTTTTCTATCTTCTTTTACAGCTTCATTTTCGCTTTTACTTTGAGCGTTTATTCGAGCTAATTGCATATTGTAACCAAACTCTTGCTCTAATAATTGTCTCTTTATTTGAGCTTCCATTTCCATTCTTTGTTGCTCAAATTGAGATTTAGCTTGTTCAATTTGTATTTTTTGTTCAGTTAAAACTTGCTGCTTTTGAGTTTCAGCCAACGCTTCTTGTTCTCTAGCTTGAGCTTGAGACTGAGCTTGAGCTTGAATATTTTGTTGTTGAGCTTGTTGTTCTTGTTTTTGTTTCTTTTCTCTAAACTTTTTTAACATTCTATTAGCAAGCTTCAAGTTCTTTATCTCTCTAATTTCAATAGCATTTTCAAGATAAATTTGACCGCTTTGTAAAGCCACTTGAATGTTTTGCTCAAGTAATTGTTTTTCTTCTTCATCTGGTTCTAATTGTAAAAATATTCCAAAATCGTGTAAGTTAACAGATTTTAATTCTTCAAGTGTCTTAACGTTATAAGTAGATAAACCGTTTACTAACGCTGAATAAGTTGTTGGGAACTGTAATGAATCAGCTATTCTTAATGATATATTTTCACACGTTCTGAGTGTCAAATATAATCCAGCTTGTAACACGTGTCTTGTTGCTGTGTTACTATTGGCTGCTGCTAGCTTTTGTAAACCAACTAAAGCATACTTATCAGGTGAACTACCATCTCTAGCTTCGTTAAGTCCGGTCACATCTCTTATCATTTGTAAATAGTATTGATAAGTAGATATTAAAGACTGTATTTTACTCATACCGTTAGATGTAGCAAGCTCTTGTATTGGAACTTTACCTGGGTTACCCATACCATCTTGTGTAAATGAACGCCCTACAATACTACCAGTTTGAAAATACATGTTTAATGCTTCTGCTGGATTATAACTTGTTCCATTACCAAGATCTACTTCATTCAAGCCATCCATATCTACATATACACCATCAGGTACTATACGTGACATTACTTGTTGAAGCTTTAAATGTGTTAATTGAATCATATCAGCAAATGTAGTTATTCTATTTACTAATGAATCAATACGACCTTTATATATTCTAGGAGCGCATATGGTATAATTCATATTAACTTTACAAATATCAGACTCAGGTCTTGTTATATTAGTTGCTTCACCCCAATGTAACATTTTTTCAAAACCTAATATTTTAGCACCACTGTATAAAACCTCAATAGATCTATACGCTTTTTTCCAATCATCTCCTTCTGGAGCTTCTACAAAAGTATCTTGTTTTTCTAATGCTTTTTCTAAACCGTTAGCTGTTTGTTTTATTTTAAAAACTTGATTGGTATAAGTCTTATATTCAAAGAAAAGTACTTGAACAGTTTGATCATCATATCTACCATTCCAGTTTCTAGTGTAATTTTGATTGCCTGGATACTTTTGTATTTCTTCCATATCACTAGGTGTAAGATATGGAAATTGTTTTTTAAGTTCAGGTATACTAATAGATTTTACTTCACCAACGTAATATATATCTTCAAAATTAGGATCTTCAGTATATGAATATACTAAACAAGATGGATCTACATATTCTACTTTAATTCCTTCAGATCTATTCCATATTGTTTTTAATGCACCTATACCTAATACGCAAAGATCATAATTAACTCTTCTTCTTATAAGATCATATTTGTTTTTGTCTAACACGTAATTTATAGCTTCTTCCTCTGCAACTTCTATAGATTGTTTATAATCTAATTGCATATGAACATCTAAATCATCTAAACTTTTAGGTACTTTGTCACCTTTAGGACCTTCACTTAAATCTTGACCTGTTAATTGTTTTACTTCTTGTAAGTATTGCTGAGTAACAATATCATTCATTATTGACTCAGCGTATTTAGTTCTTTTTTGAGTGGACTCAGGATCTTGAGCGTAAGCATTTATGTCGTAAGTTCTTTGTGACATACCATTAACTAATATATCTACAAACTTAGGTATTACAGGTACTGGTTTCCAATCTAGATTTAAATATGATAAATCACCATTAATAGATAATTCATCTTTGTATTTTTGTATTGATTGTTCTCCTCTAGCGTATAATCTTAATCTATGAAAATGATTGTAGTTAGTATTAAATCTATCATACCAACCTCTGTCATTTCTAAACCATTCATATTCTATAGCTTGACCGACTCTTAAACCGTATTCATATGTAGCTTTCTCCGCGTCAGGTACTACCTGATCTGGAAAAGAACTGTAATAATTTGCGTTAGCTATCATTTATATTATTTTTGAAATATAACCTGTGTTATCATATCTTTTAATTCCTAAGTCCATTGATTTTAATTTTCTATCAGCAACTGGTTTATACATATTTCTATTACAAGCCATAATGGCTAAACCAGAACTAATCGAAGCATCATGCTTAGTTCTGTTATTTATATTAAACTGTGCCCAATCTTCTAATGTTTTTTGAAAGTACATATCACCGTATCCAGCTTCTGATTCACCCACATATTGTTCTATGTAACTTTCAATAGCAGCAGCGTGCGCTTGCTTAATGTCTTCACTCGTGTTTGGTATACCACCTATTTCTTTTTCTGTAGGTGAAAGTTTATTCCACACTTTATCAGGACGATTCATAGAGTAACCTCTATAACCTCTTCTTTTAAAATAGTAAAGTAATCTTGGTTTGTTATTTTCAGCAAGTATAGGCATACCGTAAAAAATACAAGCCATTAAAACATCTTCAAAAAATATCTCAGCTGTTTGAGGTCTAGCTATATATTCTAAAAAGAAGTGATTAGGTGGTACATCTTCCATACTAAATTTAGTTAACCCGTGTAATGACCCGTTAGATCCTTTACCATCTACAGTCCCTGATATATCATAAGAGTCACAACCAAAAGCACCTATGTGTTCATTAGCAGGTACTTTCATGTTATTTTTTATAATCACTCGATTTTGCAAATGTTTAGGTGGTACCCATGATATCAAAAAC